TGTTTTTATTAAATTCTCACTTTTTGGGGTCAGTCCCCCAATCGGACGAGGGCTTTTTTAGAGCACTTTTTTCAGCACCATCGTCCCAGCACTCTCCCTGTTCCTCTAGCCTTCCCTAAGACCTATTCCTCTTTCCAACACCTCTTTCTAGAAGCAGAATCCTAAAAGTCCTCATACTCTGCTTTCTGGCTTTCGTTCATCGCACGTAGATTTTCGGCTTCATCCATCTTAGCTTGATACTCTTTTTCAGCAGAACGCTTGGCCTTAGCTTTTTCTTTCTGAATAATTTCATCTAGCTGAGATTGTGTGAATGTTTTTTCTGTAGCTTTTTCCTCTTCTTGAGCGCTAGCTTGTTCAAGTTCAGGTTCAACTACAGGTTCTTTAATATCTTCTGCCATTTTAGGCCCTCCTTTTAAGTCCGAGTGGACTGATATCCTTGGCTTTTAACGTCTTCAAAGTCCGGACAAAATAAAAACCGTACGGAATTCCATACGGTTAGAGCATAAGAAAAGCACTTAGATTTCTCTAAGTGCTTTTGATTGTTAATAAGCAAATTCAAGTTTTGATTTTATATCTTGATAAAGTTTTAAGATTTCAGGAGGAGTGTCCTCACGGAAAATAAATTGTTTCTTTCCTGAAATAGTTTTATCGCCAACAATCCAGTGGCGGATTTGTTTTGTAAAAATCAAAACTTCTTTACTAGGCATAGCCATTACTTCCATGATAGAACCTCCTTGACTTTATTTAACAGATTTGTGTCTGTAACCTTATCTCCCAATACCCCGACTTCAGCGACCAGCTCATTGATGTTATTGTTGTAAAATGCAATAGCTGCATTATCGCTAATGCTATAAAGATAATTATAGTCATGTTTCAATTGTTCCTTGACATACGATACTAATGGGGAATTCAATTCAGACATTGCTTGTTCGACACTATTATACCGCTCTTTGTTGGCTTTGTAAAATGCTTTAGCAGAATCCCAATGTTTTTTATGCGTTAGTTCATGAACCATGGTATCTTTAATGTTTTGAGCAGCAAAATAATTATCAGATAGAACTTTAGCAAATTCTATTTCCGAATGAAGAGCATCACTCACAAATAGAATGTCCTGTTTGTAATCATACCCAGCAAAACCAGGAAGCCTTGATTTTTTCAGAAAAACAACTGTTGGGATTGAAAAATCATTTAATTCCATAAGGCTTGATTGGACATTGAAAACAGTATCTCTCATTTTCTTGGTGTTATCTTGCACCCAAAAATCAAGAACCGTTCCATTCAATTTCTTTGTTTTAACTCTGATATCATTTCCTACTACGAAAGCGCGTTGCTTAGCCATTAAGTCCATCATAAACATATCCTGATTATACATCTTTCCCCTGTCTTTATCAATATACTTGAAAACAGGTACTGTCGTACATCGACAGTTGGGATGAAATGGTGGTGCGTTTAAAGCTGGAACCATCTCTGATACTTTGAAGATTTTCCCGTTGAACGGTTGGCAAATCTGACACGCTTTTAATTCAGTCATGACTTCATACCATTCAACACCGTTAGCCTCATAGTTGGCGCTCTGTGCCTCTGAGTATACCCTTGCTGATTCTGTCACTGCTAACCGTCTAGCGTATCCATAGGAAACATCAAACTCTTTTTTTAGACTGTTAATCAGAACGTTTGTGCCTTTACCTCTTAAAACAGTATCAGCAACTCCTTTTTTAACAATGTTTCTTAATTCGTTCTGTCTTTCCCAAACTCTAGACGACCATGTTGCATTGCTGAAATTGGCATACACGATAGAGTCAGCAGATATTTTTGAAGATTCAAAACTTCCGAGTGTCATATTCAAAACACCAGCACTAAACAGATTTTCACGTCTGATTGATTCAATCAAGTGCTTATCAATGATTTCAAACTCACTCAAAGCTAAATCATACTGATGAAGCTTGATATTCGCTTGCAACACTTCAAGACGACTTGTTTTCATCTTCAAGTTATACAATCTCATCAAGTCATTTTCCGCTCTTGTGAAATCATCACTTGTTACTTTCTTGCCACGCTCTCTCAAACGATTAGCGCGCTCGACTAACTGCTTAGCTTTAAACCCGACATTAACCATATCAAGACTATCTGCTCGTTGTTTAGCTTCTAACTTTGTGATGCCTTCTTTATCGGCATACCGTTGCCAAAAGCTATCGATTTCTTTCTGAATATTGTTGGCGTGTTGTTGATAGATACCTTGTAATTGAAAAGCCACTCTCTTATCCGCTAGCTCTCTTGCTTTTTCCTCAGCTCGATATCTATCTTCCCAGTATTCGTTATTCAACATCGGCTATAACCTTCTCACTCTCGCTCAACTCAGCGTCTGAGTAGATTTTTTGTTTTTCCAAACGAGTCTCAAGGTCGCCCATCGCCTCTTCCTCTTTTTCCATTCTTTGAATTTCTTTCTGCGGATCATCAATGATAGATAGCACAGACAACTTAGTTTCCTCTGACACTTGTCCAGATAACTGTCCAACAATCTGAGCTTCTTCCAGAATGTTTCTAGGTACATTTCTAGTAAACGTGTAAGTCAACCCTGTCCATGCGTCTTCATAAACAGTCGTTAAAGGCACACTAAACACGATTTGATACAAGCGGTTGAATGCAGATTGAAGTTTTCTATCTTTCATCCGTGCTAGGTTATCCATCGCTTGCAGTTTGAAAGCTAGGGCCGTTCCAGACGAATTACCGAACTCAGACTCAGACATATTGGCTACCATTGAGATAGCGAAAATAGACTCTTTCAATAAACTAATCAAATTCTCTTGCGTTGTATCTGAACTTGGTTTCTCAAGGAAAGCAACTTCTGGCAAAGCACCGTCGCCATTCTTCCATAGATTGAAAATTCTATTCTCTCTAATCTGACTAGCGTCTTCTTCCTGTAGCTCTACTCCTAGAACTTTCAAATAAGCGTCCGCAAAGTAGTCTACATCGTTCGCTTTTTCGCTTGCTGCTTTATTTAAAGCATTAATCAATGTTTTCACACTCTCGAAAATACATTGTCGCTCTTCATTTTCAATCAATTCAACTACTGGGATTGAGTTGTAAATGTGTTGAGTGCGTTCACCGAACCTTACCGCCCCACCAGTTGTAAATGTAGCATCAATCAATTCATCGTTTGTGATAACCTGCCCGACTCCTGTTTGATTATTCTCATTAAACGTATATCTTACAGCGAATATAGGGCGCTCTTCAATACTGTTATCATGGACGATAAACATATTAATCGGACTATTGTATGTCGCTCTAGTTCGCTTATATTCATCTTGATACACATAAATAAAAGCATGTCCGAACACGCTTGACATTTTCGCAAGCTCGAACTCTGAGTCTTCCATGTCGTTGATTTTACGGAAACTTGAGACAAACTCGTTCACGTTCTCGTCCTCATGTTTGATTTTAACTGGAACACCAATTTGATAGCCTGTAAACGTATCGACAATGTACTTCGCATAATTAAACACCAATCTATTGTCGGGTTTCCAGCTATCTTTTTTTGCCATTTTCAAAATTTCATGTTGTGAGAGATACATATCCTCGCTTTCAACATAATTCTTAACTAGCTTACTCATGTGAAGCCTAATCGCCTCAGTAACGACTTCTTCAGTCACTACATCGCTTGTTGTCGTAATGACTTTCCGTTTATTAACAAAAACTTTTGCCAATTTTTAAAAACCTCCTTTAAATAGTTTGATGTTTGATTTATATATTCTGTCTTGCAAAGCGTATCTAATCGCATCGATGCAGTGGTTATAGCTATCTACTGGCTCATTGATGTACTCATTTGTCTTTCTGTCTTTCTTCCAAGTGTAATTTTCAAGTTCTTCAATCAGCTTCACACATCTTTCATCAACGATCCAATCGTACTGTAAGAGATACTGAATACCTTGCATGACTGACCCAGGACCTTTCTGCACATCAACAACCCTAGGAATACCAAGATTTCGCAATTCTTGATTAGATTTCTTTTCAGCGCTATCTGCTCGTATCTGCTCTTTAGCATATCCAAGCGTTTTAATGGCTTCTGCTATCTTGTCATTCGTCAAACCTTTTCTGACAAATTCCTCAACGACATATAAACGCTTGTTATCGTCGTCTATTCGTACATGAAGTAATGCTGACGGATCATTGATAAAACCATAGTCAAGACCAAAATAAGCCGGCAGATGCGCCAGTTCGTCTTTATTAAGCAAACGTTTCTCATACTTTTGAAAAACTAGCTTGTCTAATGTCGCAAACTCACCTAAAGTGTAAATCTTGTAGTACGCTTCGTTTCTGTTGGCTAGTTCCTCGATATTCTCTTTAGTTAAGTCGTCCAAGAAACGATTATCTTTATACGTCGTTTGATAAACCACTGTATTCTTAGGATCTCTCACAAAAAAAGCATTATATACCCAGTTTGCTTTGGATACCGGGTTAAACATCAAATAGATTTGTTTCTGTTTATGCACTTTATCCCTTAAACGCAACGTTAGCTGTGTGTAATCATCAAGCGTAAACTCAGACGCTTCTTCCATGACCACGTCGGAAATACCTTTGATGGACTTAATTTTCTCTGGGTTATCCATCCCTTTGAAAATCAACTCCGCCCCATTCGGCAGTTCAATACGAAAGGCACTCATGTTAACCTTGCACAAATTAAGTATCCCAAAATAAGATAATGTTGCTTGCACATCCGCAAACACTGAGTCACGTACCGTAGAAGCAACCTTACGCAACACTAATATTTTTCGTGGTTTGTTCCATGATTTGAGCGCTTTAAGAATTATCTTTTGAAACACTCCATGGCTTTTACCAGACGAAGCCCCTCCGTAATGCACCTCTGTGAAGGTGTCGTAGTCAAATAGATGTTCGTAGATATGCTTATTAAAAACACGATTAGGACGATCGATGATGATGTTGATTTTCGGATTAGTCTTCGTCGTCATCCCAATCCCCTACTTTGATGTCGATATTCTTTTGAGTGATTTCTTGCCTATCCACGAACAAACCGTAACGCTTGCCAAGGTCAACCGCTGCACTCTTTCTCGTGGACACATTCGGTTTAGCATCCATGACTTTTTGATATCCGTCACCGTCAAGAACCAATAAAGGCTCTGTGATTTCACCACGCATGACTGCCGTTAAAAACTCAAGCACTTCTTGCTGGTCTGCGACACGCTCGGATTTCAACTCTTCCAAGCGTTCGTCTATATAGGCTTTTACGTTAGCATTTGCAAGCAATCTACTTCCATTCGCTCTTGCTACATCATCTTTCTTAACGTTTGGATAAGCCTTTTTATAAGCCTGAGTAGCATTCAAACTGATGATGTACTCATCGGCAAATTTCTGTTGTTTTTCGGTCATCCCATTTTCCATCACCTCATTTCATTGCATACAAAAACCCCTCGAGCTGTAGGACCCGAGGTAAAAATAAATGTAGGAGTTTTCACATTATGACAAGATGATACCGTTTCTTACACCTTTTCACACTACTAATATATCACGTTTTTCTCGTGACAAACACCGTTTTCTGTCACTACTAGAATTTTTCACCCAATTTAATGAGCAAAATCTCACACGCTAGATTGCAAGCGTTCATGATGACATTTCGATTCGTGAAGTGTTTCTTCGCAAGAGAGCGATAGTCGTATACATCATCGAAATAATATTCTGTGACAAATTCTCTTTGTTTCTCATCGAGCTCTTCGAGAGTCTCTTCCACACATCTCTTCCAAAAGAGACGATTCTGAATATATTTGTCACTCTCGAATCGAATGAGCTCGTTTTCCGCTGCTTTCGAATTCGTTCCCTTCGCACGGATCCACGCATTCACATCTTCTTCTTTATGGCATAGCATATCGAATTTTCTCGATGTGATTTCTCGTTCATAATAGGGATACTCTCTGAATCGAATCTCAGCGATTTTCTTATCTTTCATTCAATCCCTCCATTTCAAGAATTTGATTGAAGATGCTCTTCACCAAACTAATTGGGATGTTTGAGCGATTGTTGTATCCATTCATTTGTTTGAAATTGATGTCGCTTGGTTTGTTTCCTGTTTTCAAATTTAGCTCAATGTTGGACTTGAATCTTGTTGGTTTCTGAATTGGATAACTATCGTATTGATTGTAATGAGCTAGATTGTCAAACGGGATTTTGAATCCGAGCACTCGGTCTATATAGTCCCATATCTTCGAACTTGCTGGGTTCTCAATAACATAATATTTTGGGTTGTATCGTCTAATAATTTGAATCAAGTTGTGAGTACACAATTCACCATTGATTCGTTTGACGATTTGTCTTTCTGGTTTGAATTGATATCGTTCATAGTCATTGAAGTCTCTGATTGTGAATGGACTTAGTGGAATTTGTGGGTCGAATAAGCAATCATCAGCTCGTTCTTGCTTCCAACAGGCGTTCCCCTTGTCCATAGACGATGCAATCGACCAAGACTCACAAGGAGGACTTGCAATGATGAGATCCGGGTGAGGGAGTTTATCAAGAGTCTCATAGAGCTTGTTGTCTCCAAAGAGATACGAATAATCAGCGAGATTCAAGTGAATGAAGTGATTATTCTTGTTCTCGATATCCAATCCAACAGAATAGATTGTCATCTTTTGCCCCCCTCATTCAGCTCTCGAGCTCCTTGAGCATAGCAGCCATTGCCGCTGTCAAATA